GCTTTAGCTGAGATGGGACGTAGAAAGCGTGAAGAGTATATGAACGCTAAAGAACAAGCTAAGTCAGAAGGACGGAAAACTTTTGATTTCATGGGTATGACATTTAAACTAAATAATTAATATGGTAGATAGTGTAAATATTAGTACTGGAGAAGAAGTTCCTACGGCAGGAACTACAGAACACTTAGAAGAAATGTTGGATGTAGTAGAAGCATCTGAGAATCCAGAAGTTTCTGACAAACCAGAATGGTTGCCTTCTAAGTTTGATACTCCAGAAGATCTTGCTGAAGCATATCGACAACTAGAACAACGTCTAGGTTCTGGTGAACATCTTGAAGAAGATGATAATGCTGTTTATGATGATGATCCTGTAGAACTAGAAGAAGATCCTACAGAGATCACTGAGTTCTTAGCAAGTAGAGATTTAGACTTTGATGCTTTTCAATCAGAGTATTTAGAAACTGGTGAACTTAGTGATGATGCGTATGAAGCATTAGCAAATGCAGGTATACCTCCATCACTTGTAGATTCCTGGCTTGCAGGTCAGCAAGCTGTAGGAGCACAACTAGAGATGACAGTGCATGATTCAGTAGGTGGTACAGAAAACTACAATGAATTAGTAAACTGGGCATCTGACAATTGGAGTCAAGATGAGATTGATGCTTTCAATGAATCTGTAGACTCACCTAATATAAACCAAGTTATGCTGGCTGTCAGAGGGTTGCAAGCTCAGTATAACCTTGCTAATGGCGACCCTGCCCTTTATTCTGGAGATGGTGGTTCTCCTTCAGTTGAAGGGTTTCAATCATTGAACCAAGTAACCGAAGCAATGAAAGACCCTCGTTATGCAGAAGATCCTGCGTATCGTAGACAAGTCGAACAGTTGCTGTATAATTCTGATGTTATATAATAGTTTTAAGAATTAGTCTCTGCCCTTTGCGAAGGATAACACTGAACGAAACTTACAACTAGAGTGTTTCACGGAATCCGATCTTTATTCTAACTTTACATTTTATAGGTAATAAATATGACTGATTATAGTAATATTTCCAGATCGGGTCAATCTAACGCTACTGGTAGTGCTCGTGAGTTATTTCTCAAGTTGTACGCAGGGGAAGTACTTACAGCGTTTCAGACCCGTAACGTGATGATGCCCATTCATCGAGTGCGTACAATTTCAAAAGGTAAATCGGCACAGTTTCCTATGACAGGAAAATTTCGTTCCGCATCTTATCACACTCCTGGTAATGAGATTACTCCTACTACCACTAAACAGGCAGAAAGAATAGTCTCTATTGATGATTTACTGATCAATGCTCAGTTTATCCCCAATATTGATGAAGCTATGACTCATTATGATATTAGGTCTATCTATACTCAAGAAGCAGGTTATGCTCTTGCCAAGGTAGCAGACCAAAATATCTTGAGAACTGCTATCAAATCCGGCCTTTGTGATAATGCTACTGTTGCAGGAACCGCAGGTATGATCCAACAATTCGATGCTTTCGATGACGAGGATTTTACTGATAATGTATTTATTGGTGGAGCTACAGGTTCTCCTGCGGCTGACGTTCAAGATCCTAAAGAATTAGCTCAAGCTATTATTGAAGCTAAAAGGATCTTAGAGAACAAAGCTGTTCCTGGTGATCCTGTTGTTGTTCTTCCTACTGACCTTTACTTTAATATGTTTAAGGTAAATGGTACAACTCCTTTGAACGATCTTGTTATCTTTAACAGGGACGTTGGAGGAACTGGAAGTCCTCTTACAGGCAACGTGCCTAGCATCATGGGTATGCCTTTGGTAGTTACTCCTCATCTTGGTAGTTTCAGTGGTTCTACTTGGACCAGCAACTTGTTCACTCAAAGTGGAGCAGGTGCTATCGCAGAAACTACTGATGCCGATCCATTAGGATCTGGTGAGTCTAATAGAGCAGGACAATATGACGTTCCTTTAGCCAGTGTTGCAACTGCTAGTATGGGAACTGATAATCTTTCTGATCTTGCCATGCGTGTAGTAGGTATGGTTATGACTCAAGATGCAGTCGCAACTGTCAAACTCATGGATCTCAGTGTTGAGTCCGAGTACCAAATCATTAGACAAGGTACTCTAACCGTATCGAAATACGCTATGGGACACAACGTATTGAGGCCAGCCGCTTGTGTCTTGTTACTACAAGGTACAGGGTAATCCTTTTTAAACTAAGGGTAAGCTAGAGACTATCTCTGGTTTACCCTTTTTTTTCCTTTATATATAATGGCTACAAGTCCTACTACTGTTTTAGAAGCAGTCAATACTATGTTATCTAGTATTGGTGAAGCACCTGTAAATAGTCTGGCTTCAGGTTTTGAAGATGCTGAGTTAGCAGAAAGTATTATAAATAATGTAAATCGTGAAGTACAGTCAAAAGGATTCGTATTCAATACTGACCTAGAATACACTTTGTTTCCTGGTAGTGATGGGACTGTTCATCTTCCTGCAAACATACTACGAGTAGATACTACTAAGTTAGTTCGTAGTTCAGAAGAAGATATAGTAGAACGTGGACGTAAACTGTATGATCGTAAAAACAATACGTTTAACCTTAGTAAAAAAACTACTGGTATTAAACTAGATCTTATCATACAACTTGACTTTGAAGATCTACCAGAACCTGCAAGAAGATATATTGCATTACGATCTGCTAGGATATTTCAAGATAGAGTTTTAAGCTCATCTGAACTTCACGGATTCCAACAACAAGATGAAGCACAGGCTTTATCAGAACTCATGGATTACAATGCTGAATCCGCAGACTATAGTATATTTGATAATTATGACACTTTCCGTGTCGTGGATCGTTCTATTCATTCCACAACTGTAAATCCTGAAGACTCTACACTTACATACAAGATATGAGTTTAATCTCTCGTACCATTCCTAATTTTGTAAACGGAGTGTCTCAACAACCTCCATCACTGAGATTAGAAAGTCAAGGTGAAGTACAAGAAAATGGATTATCGTCTGTTATTAAAGGGCTAGAAAAACGTCCAGGCTTTCACCATATAAAAGATATAGGTACTATTACTGGAATGGATGATGCCTTTGTGCATATTATGCGAAGAGATGAAAACGAAGCGTATCTTTTAGTTATCAAGGATAATTCTTTAAGAGTCTTTGATCTTACAGGTTTTGGTACAGGAGCAATAGGTACTGAAGTAAATGTATATAATGGTAATGGTATAGCAAATACTGATTTACTTTCTGCTGGTAATGTAGATTATCTTAACTTTGACTCAGGAGTACTTGCAGGATTAACCTTTGCTAGTACTGATATTGCGGCTACTACTATTGCAGACTTTACATATATAGCAAACAAACAGTATCCTATTAAGGTAAATACTAGTAGTACTACTTTAACTAGACCATATGAAGCTATGATCTATGTTAAAGGTGCTGACTATGGTATGAAGTTTTCTGTTAATGTGTATTATCATAGTAGTAGTACAACAAGTACAGATTATGATCGTATTTTTAGAGCATCTTATGAATTACCTGATGGTACTGTAAGACAAGCTAGTGGTAAAAATAGTGCTAATGATAGTCCTACAGTAAGTGCTCAACTTAATAATCAAGCAACTACTCATGCTATTAATGTAGCACAAGCACTGTTTCATGAATCTCCTTTAATTGAAGGTATTCCTAAAGTTAATACAACTCCTGATCCAGCAGTAGCAGAATTTCAACCATCAAATGCAGAAGTAGTAAAAAAAGGTACTACTAAAAATCAAATTATAAACTTTGATACTAACGCACAGATTGGAAGTGATGGTTCTGTAGGTCTACAAGCATTACATGGAACAAATAATTTTGTAGTTCGTTACGAAACAGAAGATAAATTAAACATAGGTAATACTACAAATCCTGCAATAGCATCAGGCAAAAAAGGTACAACTTCAGTTATTCATATATACAATCCTACACAACCTTTTAGTATAGAGGTAGATGATGGACAAGGTGGTGCATTTATTAGTGCTATAGCTGCTCATGA